TACCTCGCTAAGGTTACAAAATTGATAGGGCCTAAGAATAATTTCAGAGCAGGGGTTAGTTCCGAATTCAAAGTTAGGATCACGGTTCCCGTACTTCTCCACAGTTTTACGCGCAGCCTCACGGTTGAATATCCCTCGTTCTCCACTATGTGAATTGTATAGAGAAAGCCATTCTTCCATAAACTTTCCAACGGTAGGTGTCTCATTATAAACCGCGCTATTGTTGGCGAGTGCACGGTGAGGTGCGGTATCCCACCATGGTCCAGCTTTAGCATGTCGAATTCTTTCATCATCAAGGTCGGACAATGAGATCATTGCAGAGCGACGCACGCCACCCACTACAACTACCTCACCAATTTTACACATCAGGTCATGGCACTCTAACGAGTTAAGGCGACGACCTTTAGCATTTTTAAATAGAGCTACAGCAAACTTAAACAAATCAATTAGTGGTTCCGGCCCGGAAGCTCTTCCACCAAATGTTTTGAGTCGTGCTCCGGCGGGGCGGACATTGGACACGTCCCACTTCGGAATTTCTCCAGCCCAGAGGTTTGCGAGGAGTAGACGTAATGACTTGGCCCAGCCCTCTTTGGAGTCGTGGACTGCAATCGTGTGCTCTGAATCAAACATTTTTTCTGGCACTTCGGGCAGTTGGTTAATGTACTTGGATTCAACTGAGAATCCAACGCCAGTTCCGCAGAGCAAAATGAACATGGCCTCGTCAAAGGACTTGACGTCGTCCACTGGGAGATACGAGCAATTATAGACGCAAGTATTGTCACGATCGGCACTCTTTCCTGCCGTCATCATGGCACGCATGGACGGCATCAATTCAAGTTTAACAATAGAGTTATATAACTCATTTTTTAATTCTTTATTTTCTGTAATAGCTGGGGTACGACTAAAAATATATTCTACAAATCTTGTTACTGTTTCCGGCCAACTCTCACGACGACCTTTGTCATCTTGGTAACGGGCATAACGGCTGGCGGCAATGTACTCTTGATACTGGTCCATTTATTATTCTCTATTGTTATATGGTTGATAAAAAAGGGAGGCCACAGTTTCTATGGACACTCCCCGTACTACAAACTACAAAAATTAAACTGCAAAGTCTGCTGCTGCGGAAGTTGTCCCACCAAACTTCTCGCCGTCTTCTAACTTCTGCACGTTGTTTAAACCTGCAGCAATTCCCTTGGAGCCGCTTGTATCGTACGGATACAATGTGATCGAAGCGCGACCATAGCAACCAGAGTAGAACTCGCTGGTGTCAATGATTGGGTTTAAATCAGCGTCAACAATGCCGGGACGCTCGTTAGAGCTGGCGTTAATAAAGTAATGACCTGCATAAGCTGCGTCATCTTTCTCTGCATCACCATCACGCAAACCACCTTTAAGAACCTTAGGAACTGAACCACCCCATGTCGCAGCGTTAGCTACCTTGGTGTCCTCAAATGCTTTCTTAAAACGGTCCACGGTCTCCTTGTCAGACTTAGGGATCAAGATTGAAACTGAATACTTCAGTGTGCCGTTCGGTGTCTCAGCTGGTGCAAACACGTTAGCGTAAGAAAAACGAACTTTACCAGTTACAAACTTGGTTTTGATTGATTTTGATGCCATGATAGTAATTCCTTTTTAACATAAAGATTGGACTTCAGTCGGGGCCAATCTGTCTACCCGTACACATAATAATGCAAAATCTGACTGCCTTTTATTTCACAATGTGAGATAGTTAGGAGTCATGCAAAATACCTAACTCTGCCATTGCCTCTTGCATTGCCAGTGCCCTTACAAAGTCGGATAGATACTCCTTCTCATGCAAAATTTCTGGCTCTTCTGATACAACGTCTAGTATATCATCAATTGCATTACGCAACTGCATTACGCTCTCTCGCTGCCCACTTCCGGGCAACCCTTCAAAATCTTTTACGAATTTATCAATTAAAAATTCTGGTATATCAAACTCTGAACCATAACATTCTACCAGCATTTTATATTCCCTATTTTGCCACCATCACCAACCCTACGTTGCCCATGGCGTAACCTAAAAACATAATGCCCGTGCCAACACCGCCCTTATAAAACTGGTCACAGGCGACTATAAAATAAACCACTCCCATCGCGGCAATTAACCATGTACTCATGCAAAGTCCTCCTTGGCGTCGACCTCTTTGGCCTTAACCAACTTAGGTGATCCCTCGGGCTTTTGTACTAGGTCTCCAAGCCACGACACTACCTGACCCTTTGGACCTAACTTTTCTAATACAGAAATAGATTTGAGCTTGGGCGGTTCCCAAATAACTTCTGGGCTCATACCCTTTTCAACTAATACCGTTGCCGCTAGTTGTGTGTCGCTAATCCTGCGGTGCGTTATTGTTGTGCCTAACTTAAATCCCGGTGGCACAATGTCTTGTTCTACTGCTCTGGTTAGCGCGTACTCTTCAACATCATTTACCCAAGTCTTTAAGTTTTGGGCTTTGACGAGGACTTCGCTGACTTCTTCTTGACTGAGGAGGGCCGGAGTTTTGAACTCTTGCTTGGCGAGTTCCGTGTTGTAGTCGCTCCGGGCGCGGCACTGCGCCTTTGCGCGGCAGAATTGACACCAGTCTCCGGGGAGGAATTCGCCGCTGCCACTCCACGCTTTCTTGGCCTTGGGTTTGACGAAGTAGTTGGCCCAGTCGACCAATTTACTGACGGTGGTACCATCGGTACTGATACTGTCAAGTCGGGGCTGATGTATCGTATAACTGACTTCTTTAAGCTCGGGGTATTCGTCTTTGAACTTGGAGTACGCACCGAGCGCGTAGAGCCTGAGCTGCGGGTTGTCTTGCGCGTGGATGGGGATGCCCTTTCCGAACTTGAGGTCGATGACGCGAATGGCGTGCTTAGAAAGTATAACCACATCGGCTGTACCAAAGCCGTCAGGCACCCAGTCACTGAAGTCCACACGCTGTTCAAATAGTGGGGTATCGCCCTCACCGATTTGGCTACGGACATATAGAACGTAGCTATCAACGTGAGCCTCGAAATCGTCGTTGTAGTAGGGTGTTGCCTTGATGATTGCTTCTTCATGCTGATACTCCTCAATTCCAATCTGATTGTAATAGTGTCTTAGTTTGGCTTCTGCCAGTGAGTGGGCCATAGTACCCTCTTGACTAAAGTCAAAAGAATTACTACCTCGTTTTTGTTCTGGGAGTGTGGCCTCTAATTTGGCTGACGGTGTGCAGGATAGCCACCGCTTCGAGCCTGAGGCACTTAAGAGTGCATGAGCTGTCATCTTTGTCTTTCAAGTCTGTTTATCGTACATACAATAATGCAAAAAGCGAGCCATTTAGACTCGCTTTTTTGTGTTTATTGCAAAAATAAATAGTTAAGTCTTTAGGGCGGCGAGCAGTTCATTAATCTCTTTTTGATAATCAACCTTAATTTCTGCTTTTAAATCAATTTTTGTTTCGCGTGTTTCGCGGTAGTCTTGTTGAAACTGGCCACGTAGGGCAATCTCCACCAAGCGGCTGTTAAAGTTTTTATTCTCAACGTTAGCTAGTAGCTGTGTTTCCCAGTACGACTGGGCGTGCACCAAGGCAATTTCTAAAGCCTCACCAAAGTCAGGATATTTTTTCTTCCATGTCTCTGCAGTTGTTTTGGAGATACCAAGTTGGCTCCACATCATTTTTTGAGAAGCGCCTTCCTTGCCCATGGCAATCATCTGATCGCACATAGCTGGTTCAAACTTAGGTACTAGCTTTTTAGTTGCCACATTTCCACCTTTTTAGTGCCGCGGCTTTGCGGGTTGGTTTACCATTCTCGTCCTTCATCGGACCTTTAACGCCACTCATACGAGCGCAGAATGAGTCCTTACGTGCACCACCTTCTGGCTGTGGTGCCTTTAAATTTGATCCGGTCGCGGCATTATACTTAGCCCGACCTTTTGCCGTTAAGCCTGCGCCCTGTGACGCCGGTAATTTTTCACCGCGCCCAATTGCAAGGGATGGAGCTTTTTTCTTTGTTGCCATTATTTCTTAGCGGTCTTTGCAGATTGTTTAAATGCGTCTGCAGTAGGAGCACCCTTGGCGCCGGGCTTACGCATCTTTTCGCCTGAGCCCGCTGCGATACGTTCTCTCTTTTTTTGGATATTTGCGTACAAACCGGGTTTAGCTGCCATGATTGTAAAGTTTTCCTAAATGATTGTAAAGTTCTAGGGCTTCCACCTAGACCCTCTTCGCTTTAGCGCCTGCGAGTCCAAGGCGACTAATTGTTTAGAATATGACTGAAACGCCTGCCAATTTCTTAGCCACGGTTGCTAGTTCTTTGGTTGTCTGGCCGCTGATAAAGGTATTGATTTCAATGGCCTTGTCAATGATCTCTTCAGTTGTTGGGAACTTTGGAGCCAGATCAGCTGCTTCTTTAGACGTCTTGTTGATCACTTCCCACGCCGCCAAGTTGGCTTCGTGCTGCTTGACCATGAGGTCTTTAGCTGTGTTAAAAATGGAAAAGCGTAGTTCAAATGGGTTCATCATTGTAATTTCCTATGTATGTTGTGTGTGATGTGTATAAAAAATGCCGGATTCTATGCAGGTGCCCGGCAACCTGTGGCTTTATTTACAGCCTAGGGGGATTGGAGCGTCTCCCGACGTGTCCTATATACAATAATGCAAATAACGCTCCAAATCCGCCCCTACTCGTCACCCGGGATAATAATCTTCCTAATGGGCTTTTCTTCAGCCTTTTTATCACTTTCCATCTTTTTTCTGAACATGGGCATCATGTCATTAACAAACTGCTTAGTCATGGCCTCTGCCAGCATGCGGTGCTTCATTTCCTGCTCTTCTGTTATCTTGGCAGTCTTTTCATCAACCGCCTTTTGAATGTCAACACTAAAGCCGCGGTGCCTTAAAAAGTTACGTATGAAGTTATCTGTCAATTCTTTTCCTCCAAATCTTTCGGTACTCCGTCAGCGTTGAGCACGGCCTCTAGTCCAGCTTTTGCCTTTTCAACTTGCGGTAGTGCCTGCATTTGAATGGCGTTGATAAAGTTTACCAAGGTTACCGCGGGTACTTGAATTGGCATATTCAAAATGTTTAACAGCGCATTTATTTCTTTTACTGAAAACTCTAACGTAACCACAAAATCATCTAATGCCGCTTCTACTTTTTCTTTCATTTTTTACTTCCTTTCTTCTTTTTGTTTAAATAGGCTTCTACATCGCCAAACATATCATCTCTTACTGCTAACTTCTTTGGATCGGTACAGTACTGGTTTAATTCAAACACCCTGCAGTGCATATCTTGAAGATGCCAAATACGCATGTCATGCAACACCTTTAAGCCTAACAGAGCGTTAGCTATTTCATCTTCTGTCATCGGTATAGAAACATCACCATGGTACCTGAAGAATAGCTCTAAGTCATCACTGGTCTGCCACACTTGTTGTATTGCGTTTTCTAAATCACCAGCTGTATATTTTTTCATTTTTTCTTTTTAGCCTTTTTAATTTCTTTATCAAAGTCAACACTGTACCAACCACCAACTAACTTAATTGCTGGTAATAGTTCTTTCCAAGAGGCAACATCATCTTCATGCCAGCTATCTCCATCTTTTAACATCTTAGATACTGATACGTAGCTTTCTGCTAAATTAACTACTGTAATATCATCTGTAAAATCATCTTCAAGTTCTAATATCATGTCTGTACTCTTTCATTAAAGGGCATACATTGGGCCGCGGCCAAGGTTACATCAGGGTTAAATTTATTAGCTAAAAATTCTTGTTTAACTGCGTTACATTTGTTTTCTGTAACAGGTTCTTTGCTAGTAAAAAATGTACAGGCATTGGCCATACAGATCACGCTTACAAATATAAATGAGCTCATCTTCCACACTCCTTATCAGCTTGACGCTTGGCAATTTCGCGCTGGATATACCAGACTGCCTTGTTTAAATCCTCGACGGCGTCTTTTTTTAAATCACAACGCCAAATATACTTTAACGCGTTACCAAGGTTAAAGCTCATGTGCTCTGTAATCTGAATACACTCAACACCGGATGGGTGGTCGGTGTAATGCTTAGGACGGTTGACTGGATCGTGCATGTCTCATCTCCTGTAATTCTTTTTCCATGGCCCTAGTTTCTTCAACAGATTCACATACCCAGACACCAATCAAATCCTTGTACATACTCATGTCAATATCTTCCACACCGGCAATAGTTTCCATAACGTAATTGCCCTTGATGCGATGTTCAACAATAAAAGTGCTCATAGCTGCAGTTCCTTTTTAATAAACTCGACACCCTTAGAAAAGTGGTATCTCCAATATTTTTCTGTTACCCCAACGTCTACATAATTTAAACCATCTAAAAATGCTTCAACTACAAACTGTTGTTTTTGCGGCATCTTTTCGTTAATTAACCGTTTAATATCAATAATGTCTTCCGGGTCCCAAGGAAGCCAACCCTCAACAATTTGAGAAGATACTGTATCCATGTCATCTTGCTCGATTGGATCAATATCCTCGTCGGATAATCGGGGCGCGACAGCGCATACTTTGTGCTTTGTTTTAGTTTTTAGCTTCATGCTTATAATAATGCAAAATTTAGGGACTCTAACAGGGCTTCTTGTAAATTTATTTTGCCGTCTAGTACTTTGACTACTTGCTGATCAATACTATTAGACACCGTTAGATGGTGTATAATAACCGGTTTTTCTTGCCCTTGGCGGTAAATCCGTGCGTTGGCTTGGATGTAGTTCTCAGAGCTCCACGGGAGGTCAAACCACACCGTTTGTGCTGTGTCACCAACGTTGCACTGAAGATTGAGCCCGATACCCCCCGACTGGGGATGGGCAAGGAGCATACGAATCTCGCCACGACGCCACGCTTCGATGTTGTCATCGTCCAAGACCACAGCCTGCGGGAATTGAAGTCGTAGTCTTTGGAGTGAATGTTTGAAATGGTAGAAGACCAGTGTGGGAGACGAAGATTCTTCCATGATCGACTCAAGGAATTCCAATTTGCTACGGTGTATCTCTTTTGTTTCTCCATCCGCTGTGTAAACTGCACCCGAGGTG